TCGTGTACTGCATCGCATCACGGTTCGTGATTAAAGCGCTTATTTTCTGGTCTTGCGCGTCAATTAGCCGTTTCATGTCTCCCTGCGCTGAGACTAATGCTTGATATGCGCTGGTGAGGTCTGACCTACGGTTGGCTATCCATGTTATGATGCCTCCGAGTGCTACGCCGCCTACGCCGATGATTGCAGTGAGAATATCAGTCATAGTCTCTATTTTAGACCATGTCGATAAGACTCATTATGTTCAGCATCAACACCTCTGGACAGGTTATCATGCTGTACGGTTCCGAAAACACGTTGCAGAGCGGGCGTCTCACCGTTTGCTGGGAGTATTAGCCATCATCCTTAATTGGATACGTGATGCCTGCGGTATCGGCGCAACTCAGTACGGCCTCTGCACCGGCCAGCACACGCTACCGCTACGAGTATCGTCAGAACCGCTCGAACCCATGTTCTTCACACCCACTACCCCACGGGGGGTGACAACGAGAAAACCGGTAGTGCTGCTACCGTTCGCAACCATCAGAGGGTTCGACATCTCGTATTTCGGCCGGTACTCCTCCCTAATTGTCTTACCCCATTGAGCCGAATCCCACGAACCGGAACCGATTCTCACGGAACTCACCTGAACCGCGCACGAGGATTCTCCGTAGATGACGGTTATACTTCCGCCACTCCATGACTCATGCACGGTTTCAAAAACCGGCTTCCATGCGCCGTTGTTTCTGACGTAATGAGCATTATCGGCAATCGTCACAGCCTCCTGCCCGTCCATCGCGGCAATAGTG